GTATCTGTCATACAACATTGATACATTGCCCTGCTGATCCGCATCAACCAACAGCACCTTCTTTCCCTGTTCTTCTCCCAGCAGGTAGGCGATCGAAGCCGCCGTCATTGTTTTGCCGATTCCGCCCTTCTGGTTCATAATTGCGATTGTTTTCATGATGTGTACCTCCTATTTCACAATTTTGAATTTTTTTCTGTTTCTTTTTGCCTGCTCCTCTGTGATGATATATTCATCACATTCCTGTTTCCATTTATCCGGATTCTTCGTATCTCCGTCATACCATCTGCACTCATCGCATACGAAGCAAGGTTCTTTTGCTTCTCCGGTGCAGTTGTCTATCGTTTCCACGCTGTTCGCACAGTGATTGCATATGCAACCGCCGCAAGGAAAAGCGTAATCACTTCGCTTCATAGTATTCGTTATACTGGCAACGCTTGCACTTTCGATCCAGCGCCCCGTCATCTGGATTTCTGCATCCGGTACATTCTCCGCGGCTGCTGATCACTGCTTCCTTGAATCCGAATTTTTTCTGCCTTTGCGCCAGTTCGCAGTTCTTCAGTGCTTTCCTTGCCTGTTTGGATCTTTCTTCTACTCTTTGAAAATAATACATTTCACTTTCCCGTTCTTTCTAATCATCAGGTTCTGTTCTGACATTGTATCTTCTCTTTTTCCAGCATCAATTTTCTTCAGGTTGATATATTCTTGCAGCACCCGGATCGCTTCTTCTGCCCCATAGCAAACTGTGCAGTAATGTCCTGCTGCCGCCAGTGCCTTCAGCATTTTCTTCTGGCTGTCTTCCAGTCTTCCGGTATCGTATTTCATTTCAATGTACAAACCGTTGTACATTCCCATCGGAACCGGAAGACACAGATCCGGAATCCCAGTTTTCACACCCATCTGTTTCAGTTTCACCGCTTCTGCTTTGTTGCGGCTCCCCCCATTCGGGCAATGATGCAGCAGTTCCAGTTCCGGATGTGCGTTCTGGTTCCATCGCGCCCAGTCCATGACGCTCATTTGCTCTGTATCCTCGCTTCTTCTTGCGTATCTTCGATTCACTCTTCTTCCTCCTTGCATATGTTCCAATATTTGCAGAACAGGCAGCAGTGATGGCATTGCTGTATCCTGATCATACGGATCATGTGCTGGATCTTCTTTGCGATGCTCCTGATCATCTGCGTCCCTCCTCTGCTTTCTTTTTCTCTTCCTTCAGCTGTTGCGCTCGATCCATAATCTTCGTGTTGTATGTATACTTCACAACGCCCTGATCCCACAGATTCGCTTTTGCGCCCCGCTTCCCGTAGTTATAAACTGCCAGTGTATAGTACGGAAGATCTTCATCTGATACTGTTCCACGAAGATCGTTCTGTATTTCTGACAGATAATTCACGCCAACCAACACATTCTGATATGGATTCTTCAGGTCATACGCTCCCAATTCTTCCATCCTTTGCATGTGCCATTTTTCCGATACCTGCATCAAACCGATTGACGTTCCATTATCGCCTTCAGCGTCCCATCTGCATCTGGATTCCTGTTCGATCAATGCAAAAACCATTTCATAATCGACGCCATTCTGTTCACATACAATGTATGTGTATACCTGAATGATCGTCGGTAACTCTCCGCCTGCTGCCTTGCATTCTTCAGATATTTCATGATAATAAAATCCTGTCACTTGATCGCTCCCCCAGTCCTGCGACATTGTATTCCACGGAAAATCATATGTACCATACAGACTTTTGCATCCATATACATCCGTCATGTCTGTCTGCTCCACTGGATCCTGCCGATCATACAAATCTTCGATCTGCTCCTGCTGCTGCCGGATCTCCTGATCCCACGCCTGCACCTGCTTTTCAAATTTGTGCATTTGTATTGTCAACACCAACAGGAAAATGATCAGTGGCATCGCAAGCATTGCCGGATGTCTTGCAATGAAATCCCATACAGCACATATGATATTCAAAGTCTTCCTTATCAGTCTTTTGATCTTTCTTCGTGCTGTTCTCCTACTTCTTGCCCTTGTCATATGCCGTTCCTTTCCTCAACCGCATCCGCCCGTATATGTAGAACCTGCCGTTGAACGTGTTGTATTTCACTTCTGCTTCAGCAAAATCATATTTATCGCCATACCATTTCATCAAATGATCGCAGACATTCAGATCTCCTTTTACGATCCTGTCCACATCCTTCTGTTTTGTTTTGTAATGATTGACTTTTTCTTTCGGTTTCCGCAGTCCCTTTGATGCACACCATGTCTTTTGATACTTTCCTTTTTTGCTTTTCTCTTTCGTGATGTACCTTGCCATTCCGACCAGTCCGTTTTCATCCCTCTGAAGCCTTCTGATCTCATTTCTTTTTCCAAGATTCCAGACCGCTTCAACCGTGTCCATATCCACATCGCCATCCATAACGATGTGATGATGCCAGCGTCCTTTTTCACTGCATTCTGTGACATACACATATCTTGCATTACTCAATCCCTGCTTCTTTCGCTGGTAATTCAGTCGCCTGATATAGTTCTGCATGTTCTTCGTTGCCACTTCCATCGAAGCAGGCATATTTTCATCCGTGTATGTGAATGTCGCCCATATATCCCTATCCGTGAAGTTCTCACCGATCACCCTTTCGCACATCTTTTTACTGTTTTTATCGTTCAGATTCTTCTGTGCCTGTCTTTGTCTTTTTCTTTTCCCTTCATCCGGGATCTGGTCTTTCTGTCCCTTTGTAAACTCTGGATAGATTTCCACTTCCAGCTGATCACCTGATCGGATCTCCTTCGTTGCATAGATGCTTTTCACCTTGCCTTCCTTTAGGATCCTTTCTTCGTTTGCTTCCTCCATCTTATCCAGGCTATTCTTATACGCTGTTTCATAGTCATAAGGGACATATACAGCCTTCCTTCTTTTCTTTCCCATTCCCTTTACTTCCTTTGTTAGTTGAATTGTTAGTATCCATTACAAGGTCGTTTTAGGAAGTCCAAAAAAGCGCGGATTCATTGACTTTTCAGGCTGTCCGGTGTACAATATCTTCGATGTGTACTATGGTTTTCGGGCATCGTCCTGAAGCCACCGTGAAGCCTTCTGGTGCCGCCAAGCATACCAGAGGGCTTTTTTATTGCCCTGCTTTTCTAACGTCCTGCATCGCCTTCCTGACGCTCACTGTCATATCATTACTCCTTGATAAATTGTTCTGCTTTGAATCTGTCACCCATGTCCATAAAGTATCCGTACAAAAATTCTTTTTGTCTTTTGGTCAAACTTTTCATATTTGTCACGATATACCCTCCGCATCCTGTTGGGTTATGAATCAAGCAGTATCCTTTTACTTCCGATAAAAAATCGCGCATCAAATGTCCGATTTCGTTATCTCCATTTTCTTTTACCCATTTCCAGTATTCATCGACAAAGCCTTTTCTTTCGCATATCATTTCCGCTGACTCTTCATGCGTTCCGAATGGTGATTCTGTAAAGGTTCCTTCAGGCGATAGCCACCCGAATTCCTTATGTTGTACTTCGCTTTCCCTCTGCTTGCTTTGATCTTCTCCTTGCCCCGGCATTATTCCAGCATTAAAGTCTGCAAGATGTTTTCTGAATTTCTCCATGTCGATTTCCCGTTTAACAATTTCTTCGTAATTCAACGGTTTCCCTTCTTCTCCATCTTTCAGAAGTAACATTCGACATGTTCCCCATTCCATTTCAGAAAATCCCAACCCATAACATTCCATCACATAGTACATGCCTATCTTCAGCTCTGGTTTTTGTTTCACTTCTATTGCATCAATAAAATTTTTGTTTCCCAATGCATTCCATACAATGTGAAAATAATATGCAAATCCTTTTTCAAATGACCGACACTTTCCTGTTTCATCAAGTACAACGCAAGTGTCACACTTTCCGTCATAAACATGATGTTTGCATGATTTGTTATTGCATTCGATTTTTCTTTTTCCCATTCTTAAATCCTTTCTATGTACCGCCTTCCGTCATAATCAAATCTGCGCCCATCCAGCGCAGTCATATATATCATCACATCCCTTCCGGCAACATCTGACGCTGCGTTGATGCTTTTCACATTAAAAAGCATCCGAAAACCTGTTGAACATCTGCATAGAATTCTGGCAGTCTATGCCCGCCGCTATTTTTCCACAGTGTTCATCGGACGGCTATCAGCTTGCCATCGTCAGCGATCACGTTGCCATCGTGACCGGACGGGGCTTGCACCCCGTTTCGGCTTTACTCCCCGTTGAACATTTCTTTCAGAAGATCTTCGATGCCTGCTGCCACTTCCTGCCCCGCTTCCGCAAGCTGTTTGATCAGATCTTTCTGTTTTTCCATTTCTTCCTGTGTCGGAATCTCTACTGTCTTGCTATCCTGTTCCATTCCCTTAAAGATTGCATATATCACCAGCATACAATCTTCTTTCGTTTTGAACTCCGCGATCTCCTCTGCACATCCATCAAATACCTGAATCGTATGCCTGATGTTTTCACTCTTTCTTTGCTTGTAGTCTTTTGATTCTTCGTATCCGATCCCTTCTATGTGACCAGACATGTTATAAATCCGCGTTTTGTCCTGCGATAAAATGTACACTTAGTTTTCCTCCTCATATTCCACACCTATATAATCAAGTACCCTCGCCCATCCGTATTTCTCGCCTGTTTCTTCATCAGTGCAGCATTTGTACATCCAATATTCCCATTCTTTCGGACTTCGCTCTTTTAATTGGTCAAATCTATGTGGACGTTTTTCAAGATGAATTCCAAAACCACACATTGAACATCCTGTTCGTTGTGCTTTTGTCGTGTATAATTTCCCATTTTCATCTTTTTCTATAGAACCGTATATTTCTGGAATAATACTTTCCGGCATATCGAACCCCGGTTTTAAATATCCTTCGCGAATCCCCTTTCGATAAAATTCTTCTTTCCAACCATTTTTCCATTTTTCATCCATTTCTAATGTAAGACGAAGCAACGAATCTCGGTCAAATATTGCAAATGGTGCAGATCTTATCGTTGACTTTCCAAAATAATTGCATCCATTTATTCGAAGGCTTTTTGCTCTTCTCCCGCCTTCTGATGCCATTAAACCCAAATACGGCACGCTATGGTGTTCTTTTGCCCAGTCATCACATGGTTTTTCCTTTAAGTAGTAACAGCATTTTGAAGACACTTTAAAATTTGGTGTATCATAATCTGTTCCTTCCTCTTCGTTTGCATATCCACCAAATTTATTCAGCCATTTTTGAGACATTTTCATTCTGCTATTTTTCTGATAACCCCCATATGCCCCCGTTTCGCCCGTAACGATCGCGTGGCGTACAGTCTTATTTTTTTCAGTTGGGTTTGCCAGTGTTTCTATTTTCGTTGCAATTTCTTTTGACAGTACTGGAAAACCAAATTCCTGAATTATTTGTGGTTTTGACCACCGATGTTCCGTTCCATTTTCATCAACATTTCTTACTGCTGATTTCAATCTACACAGTCCTAATGCTCTATGTACTTTCTGGATGCTCATATCTTCCAGTGATGAAACGGTTATACCCGGTGCATCAATCCCTATGCTTTTAAGAAATAAAAAAAGTGTTATACTGTCCAATCCTCCAACGCTCACATGGTAATTCAGTCCGCGCGCATCGCATTCATTGGCGAATTCAATCGCGCGAATTCTCGCATACTTCTTTTTAAATTCGTAATCTTGCTTTTCCTTAATCATAAAGTCAGCGATTTTTCTTTTTGAATCAATTCTTTCCATTCTTTCCAAGCAATTTTCTTTCATTGATGTGTACCTTTCCTTTCTTTTATATCGCCCGTTGTGCCATATCTGCGCTGTAGTGCTTTCGATTTCCGTTTTCTGCGCCACCTCTTTTCAGTTCGTGGTAGATGGTGGCTCTGTGAACGTCCATTGCTTCCGCGATCTCTTCTGCACGTTTTCCCTGCTTGCACATCGCTTCAATAGCTTTCCGGTCTTCATAATTCAATCTTTTATATTTCCTTGCCACGTTCTCATTCTCCTTTCCTTTGTAAATAAAAAAAATGCGGTAAGAGTTTTTACGCTCTACCGCATTCTGCTTTTTGTGTAAAAAAATAAATGCGGCAGAGGTTTAATACCTCTTGTCGCATTTAATTTTAAAACTTATAACGCAGGAAAGATTTTCTTTTTCACAAATCCTTCCTGCATCTTTCTCTTATTTTTCCTTTATTTTTCGGATGAGCTTCCTGTCAGTGCTTTCTTTTTCCAATTTCCTTTTTTATAGAAAATCAGCGTCAGAAGCGCACCCATGCACCAGCTTACCAGCATGGAAATCCAGAGTACCTGATATCGTCCGTTTGGCAGCTCCGGCGTTCTGGTCAGAAAGGCCAGACCGTATGCCAGCGGCACACGGATTACAACGGTAACAACCATCGAAATCCACATCGGGGTCATCGTATCGCCTGCTCCACGCAT